ATACCTTCAACACACGCGAAACCAACTAATCGTTCGGCGAAAGAACTATCATTATCAGTAATCCATTGTTGAGCCCAAACCCCCTTTTTAGCGATACACGGGAAATTATACATTGCCTTGAATAGTTTGTCTCGATGTGCGGCATCTTGAATGAATGTATCAATTAAGATAGAATACATTTCACTATGTATATTTTCCATAGCAATTTGAAAACCATAAAATGCCCTTGCTTCGCTCAATTGTACATCTGACATAAAACGTACCCCTAAATTTTCGAGAACTATCCCATCACTTGCCGCAAAAAATGCCAAAATCATAGAAATAAAATGTTTTTCGTCTTCATTTAACTTTTTCCAGTCAGCTAAATCCTTACTGAGGTCGACTTCCTCTGCCCGCCAAAAACAATCGACTTGTTTTTTATACATTTTCCATATAGCGTCATCTTGTATAGGAAACATGACATATCTATCAAGACTTTCTTCGAGCAAAGGTTCTTTGGCTGTAACAATATTTTCGGTGATTCGTTGTTCCAGTTTTGATTCTTGATTTGGTGATGTACTTAGTTGAGACTGTAAATGTGAAGATGATACAAACATACTTTTGACTAAATAATATATATAATATATTTTTATATACATTCAAAAAATCTGAAAAGTTCAACATTGTAGATAATTAATTTATCGCAATAATGAATTTATTCCTTTGGGTCGATAATATAATAAATCCAATTCTCTAGAAGTTGTTGGAAATTCTTCTGTACCGTAAATATCCTGTAATAATAACCATTCAAAAAGACCACCGCTATATATGTAGACAGAATCAATTCCTAGAGCAATCAATTGGTCATATTTTTTATGTACAGTACGGTCTTTTGTGTTTTTTCCGTAAATAAATACGTGTTTGTCAGGAGTATGTAAACTATTGATCATTTCATTAATTGTCTGTTCTTCATCAATAATGCTTACAGTATTATAAATGAGACAACGTTGTGTTTCAGTACTGAGTGTATTCAAAATCAATGTATCATAAGGATGTTTTATTGCATATTGTATATTTTCAAAACTCGCGTATTTGTCTTTTATTTGGAGTTGATTAATTGTCTTGAACAAGTTCATTTGTTATATCAGAAAATTGATTTATATATAGTTGTACTGTAAATAACTATAATTATTACAACGTTTGTTATACATCTATTTTAATCTATAATCTAATTAAATTAATATGGATGCTCTTATGCAAACCAAACTTACAAAATCTGAATGGGATTCTATTGAACTACCAGTATCAGATAATGAGAAAGAGATATTAGAATTAATTCGGAGTGGATATCACGACACAAATATAAAACAGAACTTTACATGTAATTTGTATCGATTTACTAAGATTGATATGAAAGCAGATATAGAGTTTCATTTGTACGTCAAGTATTTCAAAGATGTTGTAAATAAAATCATCAAAAAATATTGCAAAGACGATGATGATATCTTCAAAGATTTTGCGTCAAATACAATGAAAATCAAAAAGTTGAAATCCGCAGAAATAATACGTTTACAGAATGTAGACACTTCAGTACAAACGAATACGGATACAATTTATGAATTCGTATTATTGGATTTATGTAGCAAGATATGTCGTAGTATAAAATACGAATCGGATGATTTTCACTCATCTCTGTACAGTTTAATTCACTGTCGTTCACAATGCATTCAGACACTAATTCCGTACACAAATAAATATGTGTTGGAATTTGTTGATTTGGTGATTATAAAAGGAAAAAAAGATATTTCTATTGAAATGTGTATTCCGCATATTCCGAATATGCTGGAAAAAAATCAATATTTATCAAAGTATCGTAACTTGCACTTATTTCCACATCAAAAGGAGTTATTTACAGTATGTCGTAGACAAAGACGGATTCCAAAGTTGATATTTTATACTGCGCCCACTGGTACAGGTAAAACATTATCACCGATTGGTCTAAGTGAAGAATATCGAGTGTTGTTTGTATGTGTTGGTAGACATATTGGGTTAGCATTAGCGAAATCAGCCGTTTCAATCGGAAAACGTGTAGCGTTTGCATTTGGTTGTGAGAGTGCATCCGACATTCGTCTACATTACTTTGCTGCCGCCGATTATACTGTAAATAAAAGGAGTGGTAGAATCGCAAAAGTCGATAATAGTAATGGCTCAAAAGTGGAGATTATGATTTGTGATATACAGTCATATTTAGTTGCAATGTACTATATGATGGCTTTCAACGATCGTGCAGATATAATTACTTATTGGGATGAACCCACAATGACTCTTGACTATGAAGCTCACGAGTTACACGATAAGATTGGTGAACTATGGAAAGATAATCAAATCCCTAATATGGTTCTTTCTTGTGCTACATTACCAACCATAGAAGAGATACCCAATGTTGTGGTGGATTTTCAAAGCAAATTTGGGAATGTACTTACTCATACCATTACAAGTGCAGATTACAATAGAACCATTCCGATTATTGATTCAAACGGGTACGCATTCCTACCACATACGCATTACGAAGACAGTAGTGAAATTAAAAGGGTTGCTTCATATTGTACAACTCATAAAACCTTATTACGATACTTTGATTTGGAAAGTATAATGATTTTTATCAAGATCATTTATTATTTGGATAGTAAAAGTCCTGGTGGTGTGATAGATTCAAACTACGTATTTTCGGAATACTTTGATGATATATCTGATATTACAATGTCGTCAATAAAAGAATATTATTTGGTGCTTCTACAAAATGTAAATGTTTCAAAATGGCCATATATTCAATCCTTCTTAAAGAAGACAACCAAACCGAAATTCGATTATACTGTATATGGTTCAGTTTCATCTTTACGTAAAGTTCAAAGTGTTTCGAATTCAAATTCTTCGAATACATTGAGTGATACAGATATTATTGTACCGAATAGTATGAATGATCCATTGCAAGGGATTCGATTGACTACAAATGACGCACATAGTTTGACGGATGGCCCTACAATATATTTTGCAGATGATGTACTGAATGTTGCAAGGATGTATGTCAATCAAAGTAGTATTCCGTGTAATGTACTCAAACATATTCTAGAAAGTATTGACTATAACGAGAAATTGAGAGAATCTATTGAAAAACTAGAAGATGATTTGATTGCAAGAACTCGGGTGAGAGACAATGAAGATAAAACGACCGAAGAATCTAGTAAAAAAACACAAGATAAAAAATTAAAAGAAAAGGATACGGATAAAGACCCAATCTCGGAGAATCTAGAGGAAAATATCCATCAATTACGAAGACAAATTCGTACACTGTCGCTACATTCAGATTTCATTCCCAATACAACTACACATCAAGAAAAATGGACACCCGATTTGAAAGTACATCAAAATGCATTTGTGCCCAATATAGGTACGGATACTGTAAAAGAGATTATGTCATTGGATGTTGACCAAAGTTTCAAAGTTCTCGTATTAATGGGAATTGGAGTTTTGGTAAAAATGGATAATCCGAAATATGAAGAAATTGTCAAGAGATTAGCGCAAGAGCAAAAATTATTCTTAATTCTTACATCTACCGATTTTATTTACGGTACAAATTATCAGTTTTGTCATGGGTTTATTGGTAAAGATTTACAAAAAATGACCCAACAAAAAACATTACAAATTATGGGACGTATTGGCAGAAATGCTTTACAACAGACATATACTATAAGATTTAGAAATGACAATATGATAAAATTGTTATTCCGTGTACCTGAAGTAAATGTGGAAGCTATGAATATGATTAGATTATTCTGTAGCGATTAGAAACAATATATATTTGAGTTGATGTATTTGTATTGTATTGTACAAATATATATTTGAGTAATTCATTTATTTATTCATTCATTCATTCGTCAACGATTTCATCCAAAATAGTATTTATATTAAACCCGTAAATATTAACATTTTTTCCATTAATTGACACTGAACTTAACAAACAGTTATCTTCTTCTCTGTATACAAGCCCCATACACATTTCGTCGTTTTCTTTTTTATTTGTAGGCTCAAAACGGAATGCAGGAGATATTCCGATATATGTGTACAGTTCATTGAAAAGTATCCAGTGAGATAATATATATTTATGGTCTTGTATTACTCTCACAATAACTAGATATTGTTTTAAATGTGGTAAATATACACATGCACCTCCGTGAACTTCACAGTTTGTCAATTTGAAAATGCGTTTCATGGACAATAATTGACTGTGTCCGTCTCGAGTATTTATAGATATAACTTTTATGGGGTCATACGAATGAAGTATATGAATAACATTTTGTTTTTCCAAATATTTAAATACTAGCCAATCTTTTTCGGGTTTTCCCTCAATTCTATCATATGTGAGAGTTTTCACGTTTTTTATCATATCTTCATCTGTTGATATTTCACAAAAACACATTTCTGGAACTGATTCAGGAGTTGTGTCTAATGCAACAGATGTCATGAATTTGTCATTAATTAATCTACAGTTTTCTACACCCATTGAGTGTGAACGAAATGTTTTTCTCGTTTCTTCTTTCAATTGTTTGGAAGATAACACTTGAAAATCGTGTGACAATTCCAATAAGAATGTCTTATTGTAATATTCTGGTCTATGGCTTTCAAATTTGCCGACTTGTCTTATTGTGGCCAAAAACGTGTTTGGGTTTTCAGGATGGACAATAAATGACATGTTAAACCCATCAAAATTAATTTTTGTCTTAAAATGAGACACTTGTCGAATTGTAGGTATAGATTCTATAAAATCACTCATAATATCATAATAACAATTGTACTATTAATTCTTTAAGTATCTTCGAAAGATATTGAAAAATAGGTCGGAATACGATTTTGAATGAATTAAATGAATTAAATGCACTTGAGGTATTGCAAATATGTTCTATGGTGTAAGATGAGAAATTAGACAGACAGACAGACACATATATGTATTCAATATCGATGAGTTGTACTGTATAATAATATTGAATATGACTTTCTATGTTTTTGTATCATATGATATACTTGGATATATTTGAGTTGCATTTGGATAATAATGTTCATTTGCATTATTTACGTCTCGAATTTGAAGACATATCCCACACTTTGGATAACACGTTATACAACAACAAGTTAGAATAAAAGGTACTTCCATATCTGTAGGAATTGAACCAGAACAAACAAGACAACAAGTGTGTCCTTGTAGTTTACAACAGACTTGTGGTTTTTTACAGTATAATGTACAACAGACACAAGCAACAAGACAACAAGCAGAATTCGGGGGGTCATCGCACATACAACATAAAGGTGGAGTGTCGGTTGTACAGCAACATTCATGAATTACACAACAACATTCTGATTTCCCAGAACAACCTATACAATCAAAACTTGCTGGTAATTTACTGATATTTATACATCCACACGAAAAACAAATTTTGAGAAAGTCTTCGTCGATTGTATCCATATGATAGTCATTATTTAATGACATTGTATATAATATATATATTATATATAACAGATAATTACTTTAACGTATTGTTAACGGAAAAAAATATATACATTATATACATTATATACCGTTTACTATTCTACTTTTAATTATATACAAGTGTCTACGACTTAATCTAGTTTTTTTATTGGTTGGTCACGAACGCATTTCAGCCATCTGAGTGCGTACTTTTGTTTATTGGGGTCGGTTTCGTCGTCTTCGTAGAAGACGTATGCGCGCATGGTTGTTTCTCCGTCTTTCATCGACAGTAATCTCTGTCCAGACAGGGGTAGATTGGAGGAGACCTTCTGTACGGCATCTAGTAGTTCTCTCGTGTGTTTCACTTTCTGTGTTCCGACTGCAATCATAATAGCAAAACCGTTCGCATTGGTATCGGGTTTTCGGAACTTTTGCGCACGAGAGTTTATTTCCCGTTTGCGCGTTTCCAATTCATCGGCGGTTTCGAATTCCTCATATCCCGCAGTGCCGTCGGGTCGTTTGGACCAGGTAAATCTTTCCTCAATCTCCTGTTCCATCTTCTCTTTTGGATCTAGTAGTTCACCGTACTTATCATTCATCAACTCTGTCGCCTTGTCAATGGCGGTTTCTAACGTCTCACCATTGTACTCGTCCGTCTTGATTTCGTCAACGATGTTGTTGTGACGGCATATACGGGCAGCCATCAGTTCTTCTATCCAGTATGTACATTTGCCTGTATATCTAGGGCTATGTGCAATGATTCCAGCAAGTCGTCCTGCTTTCTGGGTAGCAGTGTCGATATTTGCGACGTGGCCGAGAATCATATCACTCCAGATGAGCCCTTTGTCGGTAGTGAAATAGAAAGCATCACCCTTGTAGTTAAATGTAAAGTCTTCTCTGGGCACATAATGGAAGCCTAGTCCTCTATCTATCTTCAATCGACCAATGATAATCAATGGCTTGTCGTTAAGACGATTGGATTCCACTATATAGAATAGTAATTCCGAAAGACGTTGTCCGTATACGCTGTATTTGCGACGGTTTCTATCTGTATACAAAGTGACTCCTTCGCCATTAAACGTCATTGCGTACATTCCCATATCATTCACACAGAAATTCGCCAAGCTTGCCATCTGGCGGACTTTGGCGTTTGCATTCACGATAATTTTCCGATATTGAGTTTGCCCCCCATTATCCGTAACGGTTTCGTGGAAATAGTCTCTGTTATTCTGTAAGAGGTCCTTGCAAATTTCATTGTTTTTAATCTTTTTAGAATAGGAAATCGGTCGGATTTCAGTATCAGTGTGATGGATCGCGCGGTAATTATCAAGACTGGAATCGTGATCTTCTGGCTGGAAGATCAATGACTTCTGGCACTCTTCAAACTGGTTCAGTTGAGTTTCGGTTGCAGTGACCCAACCGATTCGGTGGAATAGTGAGTCATCATCCATCAAGTCAACGAAGGTGACGTCATCGTGTTCCATATCTCTCAGACGCGTGTACACCTTGTCAGCCTCATCAAAAATAACGGCTACTTTCACGCGAGAATTGTCGAAATTGTCACGAATATAGGTTATTAATTCAAGTACGTGTGAAAATTGCTTCTCATTAGACAACGCACATACGACAGGATGAGTGACCGACGGGTCATCCACATATGCGTGGATGTATCTCCTAAGTTCACTCAATGGCTGGTTGTAGGCAGATGATAATATAAAGGGTTTCATGTTTGTGTGTTTTTTGAATTCGTTTGCGGATTGATCCGTTAATGTCTTGTCGTTCATCGTGACGAAGAAGGAGATGACTCTGACGTCAGTTTCTTTCGACCATTCCTCCACGTGCGTCACGATTGCTTGCATCTTGCCTGATTGTGTGTTCCTTAAAATAAAGAACGCACGATCTTCAGTGTAAACCATGATGTTGAAGTTTATGGGATAAGTGTGTTTTGTAGACGCTTAGAGCGTGAAATGGTGGTCTGGAGTATGCGACTACCAGAATTTCAATTTTTTCTCTCAACTAGACACGCGTATACGGGTGTGTGATAGTCCGTATATGGGTGTGTGATAGTCCGTATATGGGTGTATGATAGTCCGTATATGGGTGTGTGATCTGTATATATATAGTCCGTATATGGGTGTGTGATCTGTATATATATAGTCCGTATATGGGTGTGTGATAGTCCGTATATGGGTGTGTGATAGTCCGTATATGGGTGTGTGATCTGTATATATATAGTCCGTATACGGGTGTGTGATCTGTGTGATCGGTGTGATCTGTGTGATCTGTGTGTGTGTGTTCAGCAGACGCTTAGAGCGTAGAATGGTGGTCTGGAGTATGCGACCAGCTGAATTTCAATTTTTTCTCTCAACTAGACACACGTATACGAGTTGTG